AGTCATTGATCTACCTATAATACTACCAGTTTGGAAAAACATATTTAATGCTTCTTGCGGGTTGTAATTTGTACCATTACCTAAATCTATTTCAGCTAAACCATCAGCATCTAAATATATACCATCTGGAACCATCCTAGACATCACCTGTTGAATTTTAAGGTGTGTTATTTGAATCATATCAGCAAATGTGGTTATTCTACTAACTAAAGATTCTATCTTTCCCTTATACATCCTAGGCGCAACAATACTATAATTAAGTTTTACTTTAGTATAATCACTTTTAGGTCTCATCATGTTGCTGGCTAGTTCCCATTTTAACATTTTTTTAGTACCTAAAACCATAGCACCTTCAAATAATACTTCTATTTGTTTAGATAATTTACCAAACCTAGCTTCTACAGCATCAAGTTCACCTGGTAAAAAATCACCATCTTTAGCTATAACCTTACTAGCGCCAGTTGCAGTTACTTTAGTTTTATAAACTTGGTTCATGTAAGTTTTATAATTAAAGTAAAGTATTTGTATTTGATTTTGATCTATGTTATTTGAATCATTAAAGCTTTTGTTATAAAAACCAGTTGATTGATAACCTTGTTTGTTCATTTCCTTTAACTCTTGTTCTGTAAGATTAGGAAACTCTTTTACTAATTCGTTTATTGGTATTGTTTTTATTTCACCAAAGTAATATATATCTTCAAAATAAGGATCATCTGTGTAAGAATAAACTATATTAGCTGGATCAACATATTCTACTTTAACACCTTGTGATTTGGAAAATGAATTCTTAACAGCACCAATACCTAAAACAGTTAAATCGTAATTTACTTTTTTACGAATTAATTCATATCTATTACCATCTAATAAAACATTTATAGCTTGTTCTTCTGCTATTTCAACAGCTTGTTTATAATTAAGCTGCATGTGTAACTGTAATTCTTCTTCGTTTTCAGGTAGAGCATCCATTTCACTACCCATTAAGTTAACACCAAAAGCTTCAGCAGCAAATTCTGTCAACTCTTTAGATTTCATATCAGCTAATACTTTATCCATATATGCTGTTCTTTTTTCAACACCATATGGATCTTGTGTGTAAGCTTTTATGTCAAATGTTCTTTCTGATATACCGTTAACAACTATATCTACAAATTTAGGTATAATAGGTACTGGCTTCCAGTCTAAATTAAGATATGACAAATCACCGTTAATAGATAATTCATCTTTATATTTTTGTATTGATTGTTCTCCTCTTGCGTAAAGCCTAAGTTTATGAAAGTTGTTTTGATTACTTGCAAATCTGTTTGTGCCAGAATCTCTTTTGAACCACTCGCTTTCAATAGCTTTACCTACTTTCAAACCGTAATCCATAGATAACTTTTCTCCGTCACTTACGACTTGACTAGGAAAATAACTGCTTGTATAAGACTCAGCCATATTATTGTTTTATTAATTTTGAATTATAGCCTTTATTTTTATATTTAGCTATACTTATATTTATTTTTTGTTTTTCTATATTTGGTCTTGGTGAATATAAATGTCTGTTGCAAGCCATAATAGCTAAACCGCTACTAATAGCTGCATCAAACTTTGTTCTTCTATTTATATCAAAACCAGCCCAATCATTTAATGTTTCGTTAAAAGGCATATTACCATGCGTACCATCTTCTTTAATACCAACGTGATCTTGTATATACATTTCAATAGCAGCAGCGTGAGCTTGTTTAATATCTTCACTTGAGTTAGGTATTCCACCTATTTCTCTTTCTGCAACAGAAAGTTTATTCCAAGTTCTATCAGGTCTGTTCATTGAATAACCTCTATAACCTCTTCTTTTTAAATAATATAATAATCTTGGTTTATTATTTTCTGCTAATAGTGGCATACCATAAAATACTAATGCCATTAATACATCTTCAAAAAACATTTCTGCAGTTTGTGGCCTAGCCACATATTCTAAAAAAAACAGATTAGGAGGTGCGTCTTCCATACTAAACTTTGTTAGACCGTGTAAAGCTCCTTTTGAACCCTTACCATCAACAGTACCAGATATATCATAAGAGTCACATCCAAATGCTCCTATATGATCGTTACCTGGCGTTTTATAACCATTTTTAATCTTTTGCTTATTTTGTAGATGTGCTGGAGGTACCCAAGATATATTAAACCTACCTTGTTGACTTGGATAAAACATTACTGTTGTATCTTTTATTCCACCTGCCCATTGAAAGTTACCTTTTGTATTTATTTGACCTTCGTTAACATCTATCTGCTCGTATATTTTTACTAAATTAAATATACTATTTTTAGTTTCATCTCTGAAAGCATGTTCTTCAGTTCTTGGAAACTGTCTGTAAAACTCATTTAAAGCATCTTGATCGTTTCTTAATCCATCTGCTTCATTTTGCCAGTGATCTATTACACCTATATCAATGTAGTCACCATAAGGTCCCTTAACTTCTTCTGTTGGTGTTTCAAATACAGGTATTCCATAAGAATCAATGAATCCTTCGTAGTTCCATTCCATAGGTATGAACAAACTATAGAGACCCGAGCTTGTTTGTCCATTGCGGTTTCTTTTTGTAACATCTGAATCATTGTAAAGTTTTTTAAAGTTATCTCCTCCTTTGTCTAAAGCGTTTGATGTTGATCCCATCATACACTTACCAATAATTCTACTACCTAATCTTAATGTAGTTTTTGTTACACGCCAATTATTTAATATATTGTTTGGCCTTTCCCACTTACCACTTTCATCGTGTACTAACAACTTTAATTTTTCACCATCATAACTGTTATCACCTGTGTTTTTCCAATCAATAGTAGTATCTAGACCAGTTAGCTCTTCTGCCTTACCTTCTGTTATTGTAATATTACGTCTAGTAAGTTTACTTGCTGGTACTCTATAAGCGAGTTCTGTTTTTGGTCGATCCATACCATCTTGTATCGGTTTGAAAAAGAACGGATAGTTAACGGATATTGGAACGACTTTGTCGGTAAACATTTTTTTAGCGTCAGGTCCTGACTTAGACAATATACCGAGTCTTGCGTCTGAACTAATTGTTGCAAGGTTAACAGTTTCGCCTGATGCCATGAATGAAAAACCAGACCGTCTGTTTTTGAGGTAGCACATTCCATAACATCTGGTATCTGCTTTACAAGCTTCCCAGAATATATAGAATAATCTGTTTGCTTCCCTAAAGTCTGGGTTCCCAACATCAATTTTACTCCACTGCAAGTACATGTAATGAGTGCCAGTAATATAAGTAGCAGCACCCTTGTTATAAAACCAAAAACCTTCATCTCTTTTTTTAAACTCATCTTCAATGTAATCTATATATTTGTTTTTAAAATCATGAGGATACTCACGCCAATCAAAAATAGTTTTTATTCTTTTTAATTCTTTCGGATATTCTGTTACTTGCCAAGTGTCGTTTTCAAAAGTATGTATGTTCTTGGGTTTTTTCGGTAAAGCTATATTTAAATTTTGTATGCTATACACATCACCAATTTGGCCAGTCTTACTTATAACAACAACATCATGTTCTTTGTTATAACCATATTCCCATTTTTTTAATTTGTTTAACCTTTTAATTGTATTGTGTTTAATAGGTTCAACAACTTTATATAGACTTTGATTATACATTACTTAGATCTTCTTTCTGCAAAACCACTAAAGCTTTCTACTTTAACTTCTTCACTTACCTTACCATCTAACATATCTTGCTCTTGTTGTATTCTATTTAATATTTCAAAAGCATCAAATATAGCTAGCTTTTTAGTTGCAGCAGCATTTTTTAATCTGTCAGCTGATATATCGTCATCAGAATCAACAATAGCTTCTTTAGCAACTTTAACCAATTCCTCAACAGCTTTATACCCAGCTTGGATTATATTCTGTTTCTTTTCCTTGATATTCATATTTAATTGTAATTGCTTTTGTTAAAACTCTATATAATCGTTCATTTTCTATTATGAACTCATATTCACTTCTTGGGGTAAAACCAACTAAATCACCAACACTTAAACCAGTTAAGTAATCGTGATTGTTTGTGTATTTTAAAACACCAATAAGAGGTTGTTCTTTTTCTAAACTATAATCATCTAATGATTTTATAGGTTTTATAAAACAATAATCATCTACGGACTTCCATTCACCATCCGTTTTATATAAATATAATTGATCTTGTTGAACAAAGTATTGATCTTCTTTAAAATAACTTTTACTATCTTGTTCAACTCCTCTTACGTCTTTCCATCTTCTAAAAATATTGTGATGAACTAAAACTTCATCTCCAACTTTAATATCTGTTTTTATACCCTTAGGTGTAGATAATACTATAGCGTTTCTGTTTACGTTTTTATGTGTAAAATTCTCAGTATTAGTTATAAGCTCTTTTTTGCCTATTTTTTTTACATTATTGTATCTTGACTTTACTGGTTTAACTATAAAATAGTATAAACCGTTCATCAATACTCTAAATTAAACTCTACAGCTATAGCCATATTTTTATTAAACTCTTTCCAAGGTAAAACTTCATTACCTTTTTTAATAAATATAGTATACTTATCATCATCTTCAACGATACAGTCTATAGTATGACCACCATACACATCTTGTCCTACAGAATAATGCATAGCTTCATTTTTATAGTCTTTACCTATACTAATTTTTCTTATTAGATTCATTTTGATCAGGTTTAATTGTTCCGTCGTTTAAATTAACAGAAACTTTACCGTACTTTTTTTCAAGCTCTATTTGTAGCTCGTTAAGTTTTGCTTTAAAATGTATAACTGTTTGTACAGCTTCATTTTTTTGCAGCTCAAAAGCACCAACTTGCATTTGTGCTTTGTTTATGATACTAACAAGATCTTGTATAGATTTTAGTTCTTCTTCGTTAACTTTTTCAACCTTTGGCTTAAGGTCAACATATTTTTTCTTTTTATTTGCCATAATTATATTGTATTTAATTTTAATTCACTTCTTTATTATTACTCAATTGTCACACTTTTTACTTCTTTCTTTT